TCGCAAGAACCGGATCTCGACCCTGGGATGGGCTTTCCGCATCAAGCCGGAGTTCGCGGCCAGGGAGGCTCTCAGGAGCGGGAAGCACCAGTACCAGGTTGCGGAAGACCTGCGCAAGGAGCACCAGGACGAGATCGACCGGCTTACCGCGTTCTGGGAAGTCCCTGACCGGAAGAACGGCTACGAGTTCACCGACTGGATGAGCCAGCTCCAGGAGGAGCAGCTCACCTGGGATGCCCTGGCCATCTACCCGCACAAGACTTACGGCGGGGACCTGCTTAACCTGACGATCATCGACGGGTCGACCATCAAGCCCCTGCTGGATGAGCAGGGCGGGCGGCCGATGCCGCCCTTCCCGTCTTACCAGCAGATCCTTTACGGCTTCCCCCGCGGGGACTTCACCGCGGACACGGTAGACGTGGACGGCAAGCTGGTAGTGCCGGGCGCTTTCAGCTCGAGCCAGCTCATCTACCGCCGCCGGGTGGTAAGGACGTGGACGCCTTACGGCTTTAGCCCCACCGAGCAGTCCCTTCTGGACAGCGCCCTGTGGGATAAGCGTTTTCGCTGGATGATGGCGGAATACACCGAGGGCGCCCAGCCGGTGCAATGGCTGGTCAACCACGGTGAGGTTGACTGGGATGTTAAGCAGCTCCTCGGTTACGAGAAGTACCTTAACGACCGCCTGGCCGGCAAGACCGGCCAGCGGTTCCGCAACCCGCTCCTGCCTGCCGGGATCGAGCCGGTAAGGGGCGAGATGCCCGCGGAGCGGTACAGCCCGGAGTATGACCTTTTCCTCATCAAGCTCCAGGCGATGCACTACGGCGTGACCATGGCCGAACTGGGATTCGCCGAGACCGGGGGACTCGGGTCGACGGGCTATCACGAGGGCGAAGAGGACATCCAGTTCCGCAAGGATCTCACTACTGTCCGGTGGCTTAACAGTTTCGTCTGCGGCGTCAGCAAGACCCACCTCGGAATGTCCGATGCCGTCGAATTCTCCTTCCTCGGGCTGGATGAGGAAGACGAGGGCGTCATGGACGCCATAGACGAGTCCCGTCTTAGCCGCGCCAGGACGACCCTTAACGAGGTCCGCGGCAGGATCGGCCAGCCCGCCTACGACTTCCCCGAAGCCGACATGCCGATGGTCATAACCGAGCGTGGCGTCATCTTCATCGCCGGGGCGGCGTCTGCCGCCCCTCCCGGCGTCATCATCGAGCCGGCCGAGTTGCAGACGGACCTTAAGGGAGACCCGAACGCGCCTGGGGGCACGCCGAGGGAGGCTAAGGTCCAGGGCTCGCCTAAGGCCGCCCGGCCGGTCGTGCAGTCTCCTAGCGCCGCGGCCATGGCCAAGGAGCTGGAGCAGTTCGGAAAGTGGCTAGGCAAGGGCAGGGACCCTAACGAGTTCGAGTTTGAGCACCTGGACCCCGAGCTGGTTGCCCTGGTGGCCAAGGCCGGTACTGGTGATGATGCTGACCCAAAAGTCAGTACTGGGCCGACGCTGACCAGCTCGTCGCCCTATTCGCGCCCCAGCTCGTAGCCGCCCTGGGCGGCGCCATAGCGGTGGCCGCCCTGGTGGCGGCCTGGCTGGCAGTCCGCCCGTATGAGACTCACGAGGCGGATGCCCTGGTGTGGCTGGAGGCACAGCCCGCCTACCGGCAGCTTGAGGCGGCTCTCCGCAAGGTGCTCATGCAGCTCTGGATGGCCGCCTGGGAGGCTGGCCAGCAGGCCGCCGGGGAAGAGGTCCATCCCCAGATAGCGGCGGACAGGATTGCCCGGATGTCCTCCACCTGGCTAAACCAGGTTACCCAGACCAGGATTCAGCAGATAGCGGCCATCCTGGCGGCCGGCGGCACCGCCGCCGCCCTGACAGCGGCGATAGCGGCAATGCTGGGCAGCGCCCCGGCGGCCCTGATGATAGCTATCACCGAGGTAACGCGGGCCATGAACGCCGCGGCCCTCGAGGCTTACCGGAAGGCCGGGGTTAACAAGGTCCGCTGGGTAACCAGGTCGGCCCATCCGTGTCCTATCTGCCTCGCTAACGAAGCTGCCGGGGGCAGGCATCTGGGGGAGCCATTCCCTTCAGGGGACACCGCGCCTCCGGCTCACCCGAACTGCCAGTGCGTCCTTATTCCCGCCGATGGGGAGTAGTCATGTGGGACCGGGTTTGCTCGAGCTGCCGCGGTAGCGGCAACAACTGCACCGGACCCTGCAAGGAATGCGGCGGCTCCGGGGTCGTGAAGACCTTATGCCGTGGATTACCTGCCCTAACTGCGGCGGGGACGGCTGGGTTAACGGCAGGGGCGGACATCACGTCCCCTGCCCCCGCTGCGGCGGGAAAAAGGTAATTCAAGTCAGCGCCATGGATAGAGGCCGATGAGCAAGCTAACACTGCCTGACGGGGCGGTCTACGAGACCGGCGCCGCTGGCGCCGTCAAGACCTGGGACGGGGAAACCGTTAAGGGCGTCGTCGTCAAGTCTGACGACGAGCGCAAGTTCACCCTGATGGTTGCCTACCCGGCCGACAGCGCCGACGTGGGCGTAGCTAAGGACGGCTTCCAGGACTTCGCCTCCCCCGAGGCGGTTGAAAAGGCGTGCTGGTCCTACATGGAAAAGAGCCGCCAGATTGGCGGCTTCCACCAGGACGGAACCGAGGGCCTGGGGACGCTGGTCGAGAACTACGTCTACCGCGGACCCGACTGGGCCATTAAGGCGGCGGACGGCTCCGAGCAGGTCATCAAGTCCGGTGACTGGCTCTGGGGCGTCAAGTGGACCGAAGACGGATGGAACCTGATCAAGAGCGGCGAGGGTAACGGGGCTTCCATGCAGGGCGGCGCTCAGCGCCGCACTCCCAATCCCGCGGACGTGTCGAGAGTAGCAGCGAGGGTGGTCGGAAATGCCCGTCAGTAAGGACCTTACCGAGCTGGTCGACATTGACCCGCTCCGGGTCGACCTGGTTAAGAACCCGGCCAACGGGTTCCCCATCCTGATCATGAAGGCGCTTAGCGATGAGGCTAAGCCCGACGAGACGCCGGACACTTCCGGTACCCAGACAGTAAAGGAAACCGAAGTGCCCGAGCCTAAGACTGAAGAGACTCCCCCGGCGCCGGAAGCGCCGGAGGTTACGCCAGACCCCGTAGTCGAGAAGTCGGCCGCGGAACTGGTGCAGGAGGAAGTAGCCAAGGCCGTACAGCCCCTCAACGAGGTCATCAAGGGCCTGAGGGACGAGATGGCAGCGCTCAAGAGTACTCCGATCCCGGGTGGACCCGTGATCACGTCGACCACGGCACCGAGCGAGGCAAGGCAGACCGAGGCACTGGCCAAGGCCGCCTACCACGAGCGGCTTGCCGGCCAGGTCAATGACCGCGAACTGGCCCGCTACCACGAGGAAAAGGCTGCGGAAGCCCGCCAGGCCGCTAAGGCTTAGCCGGATCATCCGCACGTCTTAACAGAGAGACTTAAGAGGAGCAATGCCAACTCTCGAGGAAATGTTCTCTGACGCCCGTGACATCACGGAGCGCGGAGACCGGCTGGAAGGGCTTAAGAAGTCCCTTGACAGCTCGATTGACCGTCACGACCGCAAGGTTGACGCCTTCGTTCCCGCCACCAGGCGGCAGGACGGGGACGGCCCGGTCGGAATCATCAAGAACGCTGGCCCCGGTGCCCCCAAGAGCCGGCTCCAGTCGACTGACTGGGACCGCTTTTCCGAGCGCATCAACGGCCTGTCCAAGGGCCTTAGCGCTGAGGACCAGGCCAGCATCACCGCCGACCTTCAGGCCATGGCGGCGCTGAAGGCCGAGCTGTCCAAGGACATCTCGACCACGGTCCCCGGCAACCTGCACCCGTATGACCTGGAAGACCCGGCTAAGCGCCTGGTCCCCCGGTTCACTCCGCTAAGGAATGAAATCCCCAGGACTAAGGGTGTCGGCACTGCGCGTGAATACCGCCGGATTCTCGGCTACACGAACGCCGGAATGGGCGGGGTCGCTGACGTTACCCCGTTCTTCAACTCGGAGACCGCGCTTAACGGCGGGTCGACTGCGGGCCTGCCGACTTTCGGCGGCCTTGGTCTTATCCGCGGCCAGAAGATTTCCTACGCGATGGACGTTCACACCATCCCGTACATGGAAATGTCGCTGTCCGCTGTTACCGGGTGGAAGGCCCAGTTCGCTAACCTGGGCTTCGAGAATAGCCGCGGCCTTGACCAGATGGCGCTTTTGTGGGGCCATTTGCTCGGCGAAGAGAAGGCGATTCTTTTCGCCCGTGGCGGTGCGCCTTACGCGGGTGCGGTTGCGGCCCCGGGTGGCACGCCCACCCTGGCGTCCGGCGGCGCGGCTATCGGCTCCGGGTTCGGTACTACCGTCTTCGTGAAGCTGACTTCGTACACCGGCCAGGGCGAGTCCCTGCCGGGCACTGAGGGCACCAACGCGGCCCTGACCGCAGGCCAGGCGCTAGTGATCACCCTGCCGTCCGGTGTGCCTGCTGGCGCCCTGGCGGTCGGCGTCTACACCTCCACCACCACGAACACTGAGACCTTTCAGGGTTTCTTTGTCCCGCAGGCTGGCGGCGCTAACGCCGGGAAGATCGTTGTCAACGTCAACACTGGCGGCGGCCGGGTTGTCCCGGCTGCGGACACCTCGTTCAACGCGAACGCCTATGACGGCCTGATCACGACCCTGATCTCCGGGGGCTCCGGCCCGTCCGGGGCGGCTGGTTACACCGGGTATTTCCCGACCCTGTACAGCGCGGCCGGCCAGCAGTCCAGCATCTACAACCCGTCGCTTGCCGCGGCGGGCAACGTGGGTGACAAGCCGTGGCAGGACATGTTCGCCAGCCTGTACGCCTCCGTCTATGCGGACCCGGAGGAGGTCTGGCTGAGCGCCGTGCAGCGGCGCCAGCTCGCCGACTTCGTTCGCAACAACGGCTCCGGCGCGGCGGCCTACCGGATCACCATGGGCCAGTCCGAGTTTGACTCCGGCGTCACCGTTGGCGGCTACGTCACCGGCCTGGCTAACGAGTCGAGCCCGACTGACCGCCTGGTGCAGCTCCGGGTTCACCCGTACATGCCGGCTGGCGTGTCGTTT